ACGAGCTCATGGGCAACGTCTCAATGGTTGCGCGTACTCTCAACGTTGACCGAACAACCGTCTACAACTTTATGAAGAAGCACCCAACCGTGAAGGCAAAACTGGACGAAGCGCGTGAGAAGATGATTGACAACGTGGAGTCAAAACTTTACTCAAAGGCGCTGGATGGTGACACGACCGCGATGATCTTCTTCCTGAAGACGCAGGGCAAGCATCGCGGCTACGTTGAGCGGCAGGAAGTCACGGGCGCGGAAGGCAGCCATATCGTGGTAAGACTGGTGGATGATGACAGCGATTGACGTTCACACAAGCGTATTCAACAAGGTTTTCCGTCCTTATCTTCACAACGAAGCGAGGACGCAGATTTATTACGGCGGGTCTTCATCCGGCAAGTCTGTATTCTTAGCACAAAGGGCGGTTTACGATCTGTTGAACGGCGGCAGGAATTATCTGGTCGTCAGGCAGGTTGGCAGGACTTTGCGCGGGTCTGTGTTCACCGAGATTCAGAAGGTGATAAGCACATGGGGATTGAGAGACTTATTCACAGCCAACCGAAGCGACATGCTTATCACGTGCAGGAACGGATATCAGATCATCTTTGGCGGTCTGGACGACGTGGAGAAGCTGAAATCCCTTACTCCGTCAAAGGGCGCGATCACGGATATCTGGGTAGAAGAGGCGACGGAAACATCGTTTGATTCGATTAAGCAGTTGCTAAAACGCCAGCGCGGTGGGTCTGATTCCATTGCCAAACGCATTACGCTATCGTTCAACCCGATCTACAAAAGCCACTGGATTTACGAGGAATACTTCAAAAGTCTTGGCTGGGCCGACGAGCAGACGAAACACACAGACGACGAGCTGACGATCTTAAAGACGACCTACAAAGACAATCGTTTCCTGACCAAAGGCGATATTTATGATCTTGAGAACGAGCAGGATCAGTATTATCGCGATGTTTACACCTACGGCAATTGGGGCGTGCTGGGCAATGTCATCTTCAAGAACTGGAAGGTGGCAGATTTGAGCGATCCGGTGAGCGAATATTATTTGCCGGTCGAGCAGAGGACGAACAGACGGCACGGGCTGGACTTTGGTTTTTCAAGCGATCCGGCGGCAATGCCGATGACGCACTACAACCGAGCGCGACAACGAATCTATGTTTACGACGAAATCTACGAAACGGGATTGACCAACGACGTACTGGCTGCCTTGATCCTTGACAAGATCGGGCGTGATCTGGTTATTCCTGACAGCGCGGAGCCGAAGTCAATCGAGGAATTAAGACAGCGAGGAGTGAACGCAATGGGAGCGCAAAAGGGGAAGGATTCGGTTCTGTTTGGGATTCAGTGGCTTCAACAGCAGGAGATCATTGTTGATAAGGCCTGTATCAATATGCAAAACGAGCTTACGCAATACAAGTGGCGCGAAGACGCGAACGGTGAGGCAATGCGAATACCGGTGGACAGAAACAATCACCTGATCGACGCGCTGCGTTACGCCTATGAAAATGACATGTTGCAATCGGGCGTGAAATACGCGCCGTCAATCTGGAATTAGTGAGGAATTATGAACGAGTTAGAGAAATTATTGGCTAAAAAAGCGGTTGAATCAGAAGGCGACCGGCTGTTATTGTTCGAGAAGCGCTGGAAGACTTACGAGGGGGCGGTTGATGACGCGCTGAAGGTTGAGGCAGGCAAGGCGAATGATAACGTCAAGCTGAATGACGCGCGGATCATTGTGGACAAGGGCGTTTCGTTTTTGTTTGGCAAAGACGTTTCATTCGATCTTGTGGAAGGGAAAAAGACGCCAGAGGAAGAATACCTGGACGAGGTCTGGTTTGAGAACAGCAAGGTCACAACCTTGCAGAAGCTGGCTTTGAACGGCGCTGTCTACGGCACGGCGTTCCTGAAGATCAAGCGCGTCCCTGGCGGGTTGCCGCGTCTGATCGTGATCGACCCGACGACGATATCGGTCAAGCTTGCAGAGGATGATATTGACTACGTTGAAAGCTACACGATCAGATATCCATCAATCGATCCTGTTACAGAGCGACCGGTTACGATCAGACAGGAGTTTGAGCGCAACGGCTCCGGCTGGGTGATCACGGACAAGCGAGGTTACATGGACAGCGCGAACCTTGAGGTGGTGAACCGCGAGGTCTGGAACTATGACTTTTCGCCGATCGTGCATTGCCAGAACATCGTCAATCCGAATGTGTTCTGGGGGCGGAGCGATCTTGAGGACGACGTGATCGGCGCGATCATGGCAAAGAACTTCGTGATCTCAAACATGATGAAGATATTGCGCTATCACGGGCACCCGAAGACATGGACGAAGGGCGTAAACAGTGCTGACGAACTCAAGTCAAACACCGATGAGGTGATTATGCTGCAAAGCCCGAACGCCGAGATAGGCTTGCTGGAAATGCAGAATGATCTTGGCTTGTCTTTGCAGGTCTGGCAGGAATTGAAGGATCATATTCACGAGCTGGCGCGCGTGCCGGAAGTGTCAACCGGCAAGGTCGAGAGCGTCGGGCAATTGTCCGGCATTGCGCTTGAGATACTCTATCAACCGCTTTTGGAGCTGACAGAATCGAAGCGCAATACTTACGGTGAGCTGATCACCGAGACAAACCGGCGTTTGCTGGCGATCAATGGCATGGGCGATCGCCACATCACAAAACTCAACTGGCAGTCCTTGCTGCCGAAGGACGTTCAGGTTCAGGCGAACGCGGCGCTCACTCAAAAACAGTTGGGAGTTTCGACCGATACGCTTTTGCAGAAACTTGGCTACGACCCTGATCTGGAGAGGGATAAGAGAGAGCGAGAGTCTGAAAGTCTTGGTTCTGCGTTGCTGAGAAAGTTTGACAGTGGCGAAACGAATAATATCGATTGAACAACTAAGCGAGAAATATCAGCTCCGTTTGCTCAGACACGAGCGAAAAGCCGCGTCCGAGATGGCAAAGGCTTATCATTCTGCATGGCTTAGAATCCGCAAGAAACTTGACGAGCTGGAACTTGAGAAGAAGCGGTTACTGAAAGCCGGTGAAGAATTGCCGCTGAGCTGGTTCTACAACAACGAACGCTACCAAAGACTGCTTAGGCAGGTCAGTGACGAGCTGCACAAATACGCCTCTTACGCGGAAGACAGGGTATTGAAACAGCAAGCTGAAGCAGTGTTATATGGTTTGAGAGATGCAGAAGAGCTGGCAATGGCAGCGTTGGGCGAAATCCCGCCTGGGATAACTTTGTCGTGGATCAAGCTAAACCCGAGGGCGGTTGAGACGATGGTCGGGATGAACCAGCCAGGATCACCGCTGCACATGCTTTTCTCTGTTTTTGGAGCAGAAGGATTATCACTTGCGAAAACGGCGTTAGAGGATGCGATGATATTGGGGCAAGGGCCGCGCGATGTGGCAAGGGCTTTGCGAGACGCGCTGGGTGTTAGTCTGACAAGAGCTCTTACGATCGCACGCACAGAAATGCTGCGCGCTTACAGAACCGCCAACCTTGCCAGCTATCGAGAGAACCGGCATATCGTCAAGGGCTGGAAGTGGATGGCGACGCTTGATGGTCGAACGTGCGCGAGCTGTTTCGCAATGCACGGGAAAGAGTTTGGGGTTGATGAGAAGTTTTCAAGCCATCCGAACTGCCGATGCACCGCCGCCGCAGTGACGCCAACATGGGAAGAGATCGGCAACCGTTACGGGCTTGACTTGAGCGAGCTTGACCAGCGGGAAGTTGAGACGATGGAGAGCCTGATGGCGAGAGGATATACCGAAGAACAAGCTAATCAGTATCTGATGCGAAGTCTGACCGGCGAACAGGCGTTTGGGATGCTGGACGAAAAGACGCAGCAGGAGATATTGGGCAAGGCAAAGTTCCTGGCATGGAAAGACGGCGCGTTCGAGTTTGCGGATCTGTCTGTGATGACCCACTCGCCAATTTGGGGCGATGGTCGCAAAGTCGCCAGCCTTGTTGAGTTGCTGGGAAGTGTTGACGCGAAAAAGTATCTGAATATGTTGAAGAAAAAATGATATTGCACGCGTAGAAAGTTTGTGCTAAAATATGGTTACAAGTGAATAGCGGAAGTCCCGCAGAACTCACGATGGAGTATTAACCCCGGAGTTGTAAATCTGAATCTTTTTAGATTTGCAATTGCGGGGTTTTTTGTTTTTCACTCAATTTACGTAACGCCGAACGGTAAAAAGGCGGAAAGGATTGAACAATGACGGAAGAAGACAAACAAGTACAAGAGCAGGTAAATCAGAGTGAAACAGCGGTTAATTCTGGTGACGCTACCAGCACGCAAGGCAAGACCTACTCGCAGGAGGATCTGAACCGGATGTTCGCGGATCGGGCAAGACAAGCTGAAAGCGCGATGCTGAAGAAACTGGGTTTTGAGAGCGTGGCAGACGCGGAAGCCCTGATCAAAGAGCACAAGGAGCGCAAACGGGCTGAAATGAGCGCGCTTGAGAAGGCGCAGGCTCAAAACGCAGAATTGCAAAAACAGCTTGCACAGGCAGCCGAAGCGCAAAAGGCTTTGGCTCTGCAAAGTGAGATCGTGAGCATGTCGGCAAAGTTGGGAATCGTGGACGCGGACGCCGCATTCAAGCTGCTCGATAAAGGGGCGATTGAATTTGGCGACGACGGCAAGCCGAAGAACGTTGAGGCGTTGCTTCAGGCAATGTTGAAAGACAAGCCGTATTTGTCTACGACCGGCTCAACATCACCGATGAATCCGGGCAAGACCCCAAGCTTCACGGACGATCAGATCAAGAAGATGACGCCCGAGGAGATCAATAAAAACTGGGACGCAATTTCAGCACATTTGGAGCGTTCCAGAAAATAAGTGAAAGGAAACTAAAACATGTCTTTAGAAAACTTTATCCCAACGATTTGGTCAGCGCGTTTGCTGGCAAATCTGAATGAAGCGCACGTTTACGCCGCGCTTACCAACCGCGATTATGAAGGTGAGATCGAGAATATTGGTGATACCGTCAAGATCAACGCCATTGGTCGGGTAACTATCGGGAGTTACACCAAGAACACTGACATTGCAGCCGCCGAAACCCTGACCGACGCTCAAACCACTTTGACCATCGACAAGGCGAAGTACTTCAACTTCCAGATCGACGATGTTGACAAGGCTCAGCAGAAACCGAAGGTCATGGACGCGGCAATGAGCGAAGCTTCTTACGGTCTTTCCCTTGAAGTTGACAAAGAGCTGGCAAAGATGCACACCGTTACCCCTGCCAACAACAAGGTCGGCGCGGACGGCACGAACGCCAAACTCGGACTTGTCCTGACCGCAGGATCGGCAATGTACGATTATCTGGTTGACCTCAAGGTCAAGCTGGATGAGAACAACTGCCCTGATGACGGACAACGCTGGGTCGTAGTCCCCGCATGGGCTTATGGCGCGCTACTCAAAGACGCCCGCTTCGTCAACGCAACTGAAACCGGCAATCAGATCCGCTCTAACGGATACGTCGGCAAGGCAGCAGGCTTCAACGTTCACATGAGCAACAACGTTACTGATGACGGACAGTCGGTCAAAACCTACCGCATTATCGCCGGTCACCCAATGGCAGTGAGCTATGCAGAACAGGTTCGTGAGGTCGAGGCTTATCGACCAGAACGCCGGTTCGCGGATGCCGTCAAGGGCTTGCACCTGTGGGGCTACAAAGTCGTGAGACCCGCTATTATCGCAACCCTCTACGCGAAGAACGCCGCGACCTAATGGGGAGGTGAGCAATGGCTAACGCAACCGCAATAACCCTGCACAAACTCGATGTTGAGACCGCGAAAAGTGATGTAACCGCCGATGTGCTGGATACCGGCACCGACGCTGTTACGCTGGCGTTTTATCCCGATGGTGATACGCACAACGTGCTGTTGGTGTTTGAGAACACATCCTCAACCAACTCCATGACGGTTGATGTTCTGGCAGGCGATAAAGCCCCCGCCTTCCTGCGGACTTTGGGCAATGTCAGCATCACCGTCGCAAAGAGCAGCACCGCTTACGTCGTGGTTGATTCCGCGCGCTGCAAAAACGCAGACGGAAGTATCAAGGTCAAAAGCACGCCCGCAAGCGGGCAGAGCCAAACCCTGAAGATCACGGCAATTCAGCTGCCGAAATAAGAAGCTACGGGGTGGCAGGCGTGTCCTCCCTCACGCCTGCCACCCTTAGCCCAACGGAGAACAAACGATGGCGCGAGACACAATGGACAAACTGATCGGGCTTGTGAGAGTGCTGATCAACGATCCGCTAAGCGCAAACAGTCAGTTCATGGATGACGATATCGAGGCTCAACTTGACCTTGCGCGCGAGTGGAAGGTCGAACGCTTGCAGCCCCTGCCTATCGTTGGCAGTCTGAACGGGACGCGCTGGCAGTCGGTGAATAAGTACTGGGAATCTGATGTTGAGTTGAGCAACGGCGCGGGCGAGGTGGTCGTGCCTGATCAGCTTGATTCAAACGCTGGCCATTTTGTTTTTGCTGAATCGCAGGACGAGGTAACAGCAAGCGGATTCTCCTATGACGTATTCGCCGCAAGTGCTGAATTACTGACCGTTTGGGCTGGCAGGATCGAGCAGGATATCACGAAGTTCTCAGCCGACGGCTCAAGCTTCGAGTTCGCAAGCGTCATGCAAAGCAAGCTGAAACAAGCCGAATCCTATCGTGCTCAATCGAAAAAATATGGCGGTATCAAAACCGCAAAGATGGTGAGAGATGACTGCGCTTATTAGCGATGACAACATGAATAAGATGCGCGCGACGCAGGAATTGAACCTGCCAGAAACAGCGTATCTGCAAAAAATGACGTATGAACCTGATGGTCTGGGCGGCAAGATCGAGAAGGCTGTGGAGACCATCAAGGAAGTAAAAGCAAGGATCGGTGAACCGAAAGGGGAGCTTGAGAAAGAGCAAGCCAGCAGGATCACCGGAAAAGTGGTGAGTGTGATCACAATGCCAGCTGACACGGATTTATCAGAAGCTGAACAAATCCAGATCAGGGGCGTGAACTATCACATCCACTGGACGAACAAAGAAAAATCAAATTTGACCGCATTGCGGGTAATTGTTACGGAGGTTTAGAAATGGACGAATTAGTGAGTGTTTTGTTGCCTTTTGTGCCGGTCGTACTGGCGCTTGTTGAATGGTTCAAGCTGTTCGTTGTTGACAGCAAGTACTACCCCTTTATTTCGATGGCTCTTGGCGTCGTGTTTGGTTTGCTGGTCATCACGGCAAACGCCATGCCGACTACCTACGGAGAATGGGTCTTAGCCGTTATTGCCGGTATTTTGCTTGGATTGACAGCGTCCGGTCTTTACATGGTTGGAGATTCTCTTTCAAAGAAGATCGGCAAGGGGTAATCCATGAGCGAACAGCAGTGGATTGGTTTATTGACTCAAATCCCGCTGGTCGCGGCGTTTATCTGGTATTCGCTGAAGCTAACCGAGCAGAGCAAAGAAGAGCACCTGCAACATCTGGAACAGAGCAAAATGATGCAGCAAAAGCACCTGGAGCAGATTCAGGAGCTGCAAACAAGGTTCTTTGAGGCGCTTGACAGGCGTGACGCCTCTTTCGAGAAAAGGACGCAGGCGCTGGTCGAAACAATGAACACGAACAACCGAGCGGTGCTCGACACTTTGGCAAGGATGGAAGTGAACGATCGTGAGCACAACGACTACGTGCATGACAAGCTGGCGAAGGTTCCGGTAGGGTTGGAGACGGCAAAATGAACATAACTGTGACCTGCACGATCCGAAATGATCGTCTGGACGAGATCGCAGCAAGAATCCCAGAGCTTGCGGAAGATGCCATCGGCAAGGTGACGTATTACACGCAGGAACAGGCGAAACAAAACGCTCCGGTGGATACAGGCGCGTTGCGTGATTCGATCAGTGCGGAAGTTGACGGGTTAACTGGTTTTGTTTTCACAGGTCTGGACTATGCTGGTTACGTCGAGTTTGGCACTTACAAAATGGCTGCCAACCCGTTCATGCGGCGGGCGGCCGAGGCTGGGCAAAGAGAGCTTGATCGAGTAACAGACGTAATTGTGAGGGCGATCGGATGAAAGCAGAAACATGGCTTAGAGAGCGCATTGCGACCGTTTCCGGCATTGCAGGCGGCGTTCACAGGGACGTTGCACCATCTGGCACGGTCACGCCTTTCGTGGTCATTAATCAGGTGGCGGCAAGTCCGGTAGACAACGCCTTCAGGGACAACATCATGGATCGGGAAGTATGGCGCGCAAAGGTGGTGCATGAATCTATCAGTTACGCGCCTGTCTATCCGATATGCGAAGCGATCAGGAACGCGCTTCACAAGAAACAGGATGACGGCATTATCTCCGCAACGTTCGAGCGACAGCATGAGCAAGCAGAAGGTGACGCCGCAAATCCAATCAAATCAATAATCATGGAGTTTGAGCTCCATACGCAGTAAGAGGTGAATAAATGGGTGAAAAAGCATCAATTTTTCAGACAATTCAGGTAGGCGTTGAAACAACGCCAGGGACGGCGGTACCAGCAAACAAGAAGCTGACCAGCCTTTCGATGGTGCCACAACCGCAGGCGGAAACAGACGCTTTCAGGGCGGCCGGTGACAAATATTCAAGTTTCGCGACCTTGAACAAGGAATGGTCAAGCGTCGATATCGACGGCAAGCCAACGTTCAACGAGATCGTTTATCTTCTGGCAAGCCTGCTGCATTACACAGCACCGGCTCAACAGGGAAGCACAACCGCCTACAAGTGGACGTTTGGATCGAACACGTCCAGCGAGGACATTGGCAAAACCTTCACGATCGAACAGGGCGACGCAAACAGCGCATGGCGGATCAAGGGCATGCGTGTCAGCGGAGCTACTTTCAACTTCTCACGCAATGGCATTACGGTCAAAGGAAATGGTATCGGCGAGCAATTCGAGAAGGGCATCACGATGACAGCCAACCCGACCAAGCTGGCTCCGGTGCCAATGCTGCCTACGCAGATGAGCTTCTACATGGCCGACACGCAGGCAGGACTTGCAGGTGCAACGGCAATGACAAGATCGTTCTCGATGGAATGGGCTTTGACGGACAAATTCGGGCTGGCATGGCCGGTCGGACAGCCTCCGTATGCCGTCGAGGGAGAGCCAAAGAACAGCGCGAAGCTGAAGCTGGCGACTGACAATTACGGCATGTCTTTTGTGGACTTCCTGAGAAACGCCGTTACCAAATGGTTCAGGGTGAAGATCGTCGGTGGCCTGATCGCCACCGGTTACAACCACAGCTTCCAGCTGGACTTTCCCGCGCAGGTGAACGCTTTGAGCAACCTTAGCGATCTTGACGGCGTGTATGTGGCTGAGTTCGGTTTGCTGCCGATCCATGACGCAACATGGGGCAAGGCGATGAACATCGAAGTGATCACGAATCTGGCAAGTCTGTAGAAGGAGATTGGGAATGAAATTAAGCGAACTCACGAATGAAGTCAGGAAGATGAATCTGAAATTCAGGTCGTCTAATAAAGAGCACAACGTTCTTATCGAGTATTACCCCCACCGGCTGAACATTCCTCTTTATATGGCAATTCGAGATGAATATACGGACTATCAACGCACGATCAGTTATCTTTCCGAGCTTGTGAAAAGCTGGGAATTCGAAGACGAAGCAGGAAATAATATCCCTGCTACCCGCGAATCGATGGAAGCAGAAAAAATTCCGTACCTGATACTCCAGATGGTGCTTGAAGCTATCTGGGTCGATATGTCCGGCATGAAACAGGAGCTTCGAGAGTCAAAAAACGCATAGTAGCCTATCTGGCACACCCCGATCTGTATGAGCCTCCGAGCGTTGAGGAGTTGGAGTTCTACGAGGTTCATCAGATCGCCAGATGGGCAGGCGTTCCGGTCTGGGAATTGTTAAAACAGCCTGTAAGCACGCTGGAAGGTTATCGGCACGCGAGAGAGGTAGAAATCGCAGTCCAGACAGAATTGAACAGAAGCGCAGGCAAAGGTTGGTAATGTATGGCTGCTATTAGTGAGATTGTATTAACTATTACTGCAGAAGGCGGGTCTGTTGCAGTCGGAGAGTTAAACAAGGTCAGTCAGGCACAGGCAAACGTCGCTGCGGGATCAAAAAAAATAGGCACTGAATCTAAAAACGGATTCAGCCTCACAAATAATTCTTTGGTCGAATTCGGGCAAAAGTGGCAAGGGGTCATGGCGGCTGTCTCAACTGCTGCAATACCGGTCATGGCCACCATCGGCGCGATTAAAAAGACAGTGGAATTCAGCCGCGAAGGGGCTGAATTGCAATTTATGGAAGACCGGTTTGATTCTTTGGCAAGCTCGATCAACACAACCGGTACGGCCCTGATGTATGATCTGCGAGCGGCATCTCGTGGCATGATGGACGACAGCGCACTAATGAAAGGCGCTACTGATCTGATGGCTTTGGGTTTGGTTAGCACCAGAGAAGAGGCTGCGAGGTTAACGTCCGTGATTGGTTCGTTGGGCTGGAACATGGATCAGCTCACCATGTCCATTACTAACGAAACAACAAGGCGCCTTGACACGTTGGGGCTGTCCGTCGAATCTGTTAAGAAGCGCTATGAGGAGCTCAAAAAGTCTGGCGTGGAAGGACAACGAGCCATGATGATAGCCATTACAGAAGCCGGTGAAGCCATGATTGCTCTGGGGGGCCATGTGGCCGATTCACCGCTGGGCCAATGGAAGGCAATGGAAGCCGCTCAAAAGACCTATTTTGACAACCTGAAAAAGAGTCTCAGCGATAGCGCGGGATGGTGGGCAAAGTTTTGGACTGCCCAGTTTGAGTTCTCAAACACCAAAAACTATTACGACGAGTTGATCCAAAAAGCGAAAGAATATGGACTCGTCTTGGAAGGACTTCCTTCTGTTTTTTCTAATACAGGAAGTATGGGTTCTGCGCAATTCGATCCCGAAAAAGCTCAGGCCGCCATCAAAATACTTGTAGAAATGATTGACGCCCATGAGCAAGGATTAGCAGCTGAAGAGGCATTTGGAGCAAGCATGGCTGCTGGATATAAAGCACGAACAGACGCGGCAAAAGGCATCTTACCTGTTTATGGGGAGATAAAGAGCTCTATTGAAGGTATATTTACCAACTCAAGCCAAATGAACGAAAATTTTATGAGCGACTGGACGGCAATGTCACAAATGGCACGCGATTATGACGGCGTGTTGAAGCAAATTGCAGCCAATGACAAGAATATAGAGCAACTGAATCAAATTATCAACGGAACGGCAACAGAATTCAACGGCACAAAAATGAGCGTCGAAGAAGCTAAGGGCAAGCTGGAGGAATTGCTCGGTGTGGGCGAAGAGCTGAAAGGCATGCTTGACGATATCGCAAAACAAATGACGCTTTCAATGCTTCAATCTACTTTTAGCGTTGATGGTTACTCCCGTGCAGAGATAGACGCTTTGCTTAATTACATGATAGAAGCTGGAATGATCACGGCTGAAGCTGCAGAAATGATGAAGAATAATTATATTCTGGCAATTGAGGAAGCTAACAAAATTGAGCTTGAGACAAAGATAGGCGAGATCTTAGCCGACTATGAAGACTATCTTGATGGAGCAGAATATGTTAACGGCAAGATTATTGATCCTAAAACCGGAGCGATAATTGCGGATTTAACTAATTATCGCGCAGGGCTTGACGAGGTGGCGAGAACCAAATTCGATGACATGATAGTCAAACTTATTCTGGACGCAAGCGCAGTCAATAACTACCAACCAGAGCGCAAAACAGGATATGTAGACTATATGGTCGGGTCGGTGCCTACGTTCAATCCGCCTAATTACAACGTCCCAGTGGATCGGGCGATCGGTGGGCCAACGTATCCAGGGCAATTGTACAACTGGCAGGAGCCAGGGCGTGAGGGCGAGCTGTTCATGCCGAGCCAGTACGGGCGGGTGTTGAGCGCGACCGAGGTCACGTCTATTTTGCGCAATGCGACGACAACAACGAGTAACAACAATCAGGAACAGATGGTGGTGAACAACAATTATTACACGATCAATAATAATTATGACGTGAACAATGAGCTTGATCTGATGCGGGTCAGCCGGAAGGTGGCTGAGATGATCGGAAGGAGCGCATGATGAACCTAAGAATTGGGACGCTTTCACTTTCGGACGGTTTCCGGTCGTGGTTGATGACGTTTGAGCCAGGGAGCGAGCCGCGCGCCACTGAAGAAGTCGGTTTGCGCGCTGATCTGAATCTGGTCGGCACGCGTGAAGAAATTGAGATCACGGTCGAAACGATCAACCGGCAACTGGAACAGGCGATCAGAGCTCAGGAAGACCGCGCGATCGACAAGGTTTACATTGAGGCAAACACGGGTTCGGGCTGGATGCGCTCCGAGATCGTGGACGGCGTGCTGGAAGTTGACACAAAGTACTATGACCGTTTGAACCGGAATCATGTTCCGGCGAGCCTGCTGATCACGAGAAAAAACTGGTGGGAAGGCGCGGAGATTGCGCTGCCGATCGGCAACATCAACAACGGGGTGGTGCTTAACTGCAACGACGGGACGGGGACGGCGCCAAATGTGAGAACCAACGCGGCAACGATCACCGCCAACCTGATTAAGGGCGACCTGCCGACACCGGCGCGGCTGGAAATCAAGAACCAATATAGCCGGGCAATCGGCAGTTTGTGGGTCGGGCTGAACAAGACGCGGCCGAACTGGTTGAGCGGCTGGATGCTGGAGGCGGAAAACGCGATCGGGGTGACGCCGGTGAGCGCGGCAGGAGCGAGCGGCGGAGCCGTCGCGCAGGGTCAGCTGAGCTACGGCAGCGCGCAGCCGATTTTGAAGTGGGCGCTGGACAACGCGCTGATCACGATGATGAGAGGGCAGCGGCTGAGGCTGCTTTTGAGACCTTATTATCTGGGAGCTTATTCGGTTTTTAAACACAAGCTGAAAATCACCAGCGGGGTAACGGTGGTGTATGAGACGGATTGGATCCGGCCGTCGGCTTATTACGCGCGGCACTGGCTGGACATGTTTGACGTGAGGATGCCGCCCTGGCTGGAAGGCAAGACGAATTTGGACGGGCTGACGCTGGAACTTTGGGCGACACCGACCCGAGCCGGCACCTGGACATGGGCGTTCGACGATTTGATGATGTTCGCGCAGGATGGGTTTGTGACGCTGGACACGTTCACCGAGCCCGGCGGAAAAGTCGTGATCGACGGGGATCAGGGTTGGAGCGAGGACGCAGCCGGAAAGAAGAGCGGGCTGCGCAAGTTTGTGGGTTCGCTGGAGCTGACGCCGATGGCTTTTCATTTGTTCTATTTCGCAATGCACAGCACGACCATGAACGACGCGCCGACGGATTTCGCGGCGCTGGTGAGCGGGAGCTACCGCCCGAGGAGGCTGACGCTGTGATCACGCGGTTTGTGCAGCGCAACATGGTGACGGAGCAGGTTTTGCCGGCCGGGCTGGAGGTGGAGGTCGTCCGGCGGGAGAACCACATTTTCGGGGGCCCAAAAGCCTGCGAGCTGGAAGTGAGCGGGGAATCCGCCGACATGCTGGAGATGCTGGGATGGCTGAGAGACCGGATCGAGATTTTTGACGATCAGGGAGTGCCGGTTTGGTGGGGGATCGTGAGCCGGGTCGAGGTGCCGGTCAATCAGGTGGTGATGGTTTCGGATCTGGAAAACATGGCCAACGCGATCAAGGTGGTTTACACGCTGACCAACGCCAGCGGGGAGTCGACCGGAGTGACACAGGAGACGGACTGGGTGGTCAACCAGGAATCGATCGAGCAGTATGGACGAAAAGAGCTGCTGCTCTCGATTGGGGACAGCAACGCGGTGGCGGCAGACACCCGGGCAAGGATCGAATTGCGGGAAAGAGCCTTTCCGCAGGTGTTCGGGATGAACCGCAGCCAAAAGAAAGGACGGATCGAAGGGATCGGAGAATGGGAGACGCTGGGCTGGCAGTATGCCAACGTGCCCACGCGGGTGGCGCTGGCGTTTCAGACGATCGGACAGGGCGCGTTTGAGCTGAGCGCGCCGGAGATCAAGGTGGCGCAAAGTTTCAGGGCGGCAACAGATTTTCGGCTCTCGGACATCAGCCTGTATTTGGAAAAAAGCGGCGGCCCGGGCGATATCAACCTGGAGATTTTGGATTTCGTCGAGGAGGACATGCCGGGGGACGTGCTGGCAAGCCTGACGATCCCGGCGGAGCTGATTGGGACTTCGCCCAACTGGGTGAGGGGGTTTTTGTCACAGAGCTACCCGATGACCGCCGGGAAACGTTATTTTATCGCGGCGTCTTCAAGGTGGTGCGACCAGAGCAATTTTTACCGGATCCGGCTGGACCGGAACAACGGCTATCCGGAAGGAACGTTTCGGGTCAACGTTTCGAGCGGGTGGCAGACGGACGCGCGGGACATGGCGTTCCAGCTGATGAGGAACACGCAATTTTTGGGACATTCGGCGCTGACCAGTTTGACGCGGCGGATCGACGCGCTGACTAACGCGCTGGGACAGCAATTCCAGCTGACGACAACAAAAAAGATCGCGGAAGCGAGCGTATATCTGCGCAGGGTGGGCGACCCGGGGCAGCTGACGCTGACGCTGCACGAGGATAACGCCAACCTGCCGGGGAACAGGATCAGCAGCGCGACGATCGCGGCGGTCGATGTCGGGGAAACGATGGGCTGGAGAGCGGCGCTGTTTGAGCAGGCGCTGAGCAAGCCGGCGGGGAGCTATTGGCTGACGATGAGCGCGCAGCAAGCGGACGCGCTTAATTTTTATGAATTCCAGCTGGACAGCAATCAGGGATATGCCGGCGGTATCGCGGCGCATAACCAGGCGCAGGCTTACGTAGACGGCGGCGGAGATATGCCGTTCCGGACTTTGCAGAACAAGATCGGCGCGTCTTATTCAACGATGACGGCGGAGGTGGTGACCGTCTCGGCGGGGACAAACACGATCGCGCAGACCTTCAGGTTGAACCAGACGGCGAACGTGACCCAGGTGAAGCTGTATTTGAAGAAAAGCGGCAGCCCGACGAATCTGAGCGTCGGGATCGCGATGGTGGACGCAAACGGGGTTCCGGGGCAGAGCCTGGTTTCGGGGACGATCGAAGCGCTGGACGTGACAACAGGTTATCAATGGCACGAGGTGCGGTTTTCGGATTTTCCGCAGTTGGCGGCTTATACGCAATATGCCATCGTGATCAGCGCCAACGGGCTGAGCGGCGGGGACAGCTATCAGTTCCAGGTTGACGGCAACGGGAATTATCCGGGTGAAAGCGCCTGGGAGAAGCCGGAGAGCGGCGATTGGACGAAACTGGGAAGCGATCTGCCGTTTATCGTGACAGCCAGCGCACAGGGTCCGGGCTGGGGCGAGACGGTCAACGCGAACAAGCAGATCGGCGGAAATTATTCCGCGGCAGCGCAGCAATTTTTGGCCGCGAGCACGACCCAGATGGTGCGGCTGGAGTTGAAAGCGCGCAAGACCGGGTCGCCCGGGGATCTGAGCATTGGGCTTTATTCGGACGCCAGCGGGTTTCCGAACCAGCTGCTGGATTCGGTGACGATCGACCGGCGGACTATCGACGGGGTCTATCGCTGGAGGACGGGCTGGCTGAGCAAACAACCGGAGGTCTCGGTTGGGCTGAGTTATTGGATCGTGATCAGCGCGGACGACGCTGACAGCGCGAATTATTATGAGATTGGGGTTGATTCGGGCGCCGGGTACAGCGGGGGCGTGTTCAAGCTGCGGCAGTCGGGCAGCTGGACGGCGCAAAACTTTGACATGCCATTCCGGCTGTTTGAGACGGCGGTGGCGCAACAGCACAGCGCGGGGACTGCCGTGCTGAAGCTGGGGGTGGATTACCCGATGGTTAGCCAAAAGGTGACGCCGACAGCCGCGATCACGCTGACGGGCGTGGGGCTGAAGCTGGCAAAAGTGGGACAGCCGGGCAACGTGAGCGTGGACATCTGCAAGGAGAACAACGGGTTCCCAGGCGAAGTGCTGGGGACGGCGACGATTTTTGCCGACGCGGTCGGCGGGACGGCGGCCTTTGTGGTGGGAGCGCTGGATCAGGCGGTGGAACTGGCAAACGCGGAAGGTTATTTTTTGGTGGTCAAGGCTGCCGGAACAAGCCAGATCAGTTATTACAACCTGACGATGGACGCGGCGGCCGGGTATGCCGGCGGGTTCGCCCTGGTGAAAGCTGGGGACGTGTGGGCGGACGGCGGCGGAGACATGCCGTTTAGGCTCTATTCCAACGACATGGTGGAGACGAGCCAGCAGATTCAATCGCTGCTGACGGCGTATGGGCAATTTTTTTCACATATTTATGTAGATGTCAACTCCGGGGTGAGCGCGGAAAGCTACCGCGGCGGAGACACGGACGCGAAGGTTGAGATCGAGAAGATGCTGGAAGGCGGTGACGGGGAGAACCTGCGGCTGGTGGCAAGAGTGAATTATGACCGCACGGTGGAGGTGCGGACGCAGGAAGAAGAGAGCCTGACGCCGATGGTGGAGATGCGGGACGACGGTTTGTTGTGGTACCGCACAGGAACGCGGGTGGAGCCGGCTTTCGACCCGACCGGGAAGTGGATCTCGCTGGAGCCTATTTTGCGGTCGGCGCGGTTCACTTCGGTGGTGACGGGCAGCCAGCAAAGTTTCATTTTGGGCGCGCGCTGGGACGCGGACGGAAAGCTGGAAGCTGTGCCGGTCGGTTGGGAAAACCATCTGGCAAGAAAGGTGAAAATCAATAATGGCTAAGAGAACAGAGGAAGCCGCCAAGATGGCGGGACTGATCGCGCGGAAGACGGGCGCGCCGATCGAAGGGAGCTTTGAGGGCAACCTGCAGGCGCTGATCAACGCGCTTAATCTGCACAAGGTCAGCAACGACCACGATTCTTTTTCTCACGTTTGGACGGGCGTCAACCAATTTTTGCAGACGCTGGAGACGGCTGGGATCATGCCGGTTGAGGGAGACACGGCGGATATCGGGTCGCCGACACGGCTATTCCGGAAGGGCTTTTTCTCGGAATTATCCACGCTTATTTTCAAAAAAGAGAACGTGCTGGTAATGGACGGAACGTTTGTGATCACCAAACAGTCGGGTAAGTTCCCGGCGGACGTGGCGGCGGCGGACACGCAGGTCGATTTTGGGCAGACGCTGACGGTCGGGGATTTTTTGCTGCTGCGGGCCGAGAATAAGACGGAGTACATGCAGGTCGGAGCGCTGGTGAGCGGGACGGTGTATAACGTGACGCGCAACCTGGACGGATCCGGCGCGAATGATTGGCCTGCGGGATCAGTATTTGCAGTTTTGGGGAATCAGGGTGATGGGAGAATTGAATTTGTCGCGGGTGACGACTGGCGGTTCAGCCAGATTGTGCAGGGATCAACTTACAACTCAGGGATGGAAACGGTCAGGATCGGAAAGCTGGATGGATGGCAAGTATCCACGCTTTCTGGGCCAGGAATGGTGATCGGGGATTGGTCTACTGGTAATTATCTTTATTATTCACAAGCCACAGGCAAGTGGGTGTTCAAGCTGGCCGGCGGAGATGTGATCATCAATACCGAGACAGGCATCGAGTTGAAGCCAGGCAGAGCGTTGAAATTTATCAGTGGTTCCAATGAGAAAATCGCGGAAGCGAAAGTTGTCTTTCCGGGTGCTTTCAATAATTGCCCGACATTGTCCTTACAAGCTCAACGTGATAGCGGAGCAGATGCCGCGGCCAACATGCGCGCCAGCGGAACGGGCAAAGACGGCACTATTGAGGTAAATCCGGGCAATATCTATGCCCGTGTGAATTCCAATCTTTCAGGAGCCGCCAAAATGTATATGGCTGTCACAGATCCGAATGGCACCAATGGGATCGTTTTGGACAGCGCTCAGATAAACCTGGGTAAAAAGATTTTAGCGGACAATATTACTGCAACCCCCACTGCAGATGGGATCATCAAAGCAAAATCCGACGGGAAGGCTGATATTGGATGGATACCGGACCTGAGCTCTTTGTACCTCGGGAAAACTGAAAAGGCCGCGGACGCTGACAAGCTGGACGGGATTGACTCAACAGGTTTCGTGAACACGAGTGGAGCACAGACCGTAGGCGGAACAAAGACCTTTTCATCAATCCCGGTCTTGCCATCCACCAACCCATCTACCGCCAACCAAGCAGTCAGAAAAGGCTACGCGGACGCAACTTATCTCGGCATAACAGCCAAAGCAGCCGACGCCGACAAGCTGGACGGGCTGGATTCGACCGCGTTTCTGCAAGTGCCGACATGGCAGGCGTGGACGCCGACGGTTACTTATCTTGGCGGGACGACCGACCCGAAATCGCTGACTGTTGACCACGCAAGATATTGCCGGACGGGAAACACAGTGACGTTCAGCATCGTCGCAACGGTGGAGCGGGGGAGCGGCAACCGGACGGTGGTCGCGTTCTCGCTGCCGCTTACCGCAAAGTACGCGAATTTTGCAGCAAGCGGGACGGAAGACATCACCAGCACAACGCCCAAAGCGTGCGGGTGCTATTCGGACAACGCGAAAAGGGTTCTGGTGCGGTTCGCGACCGCGATGGCTAACGACGGCAAGATCAGAGTTTCAGGGAGTTATGAGGTTTAGCATGAGCAATTTGCCATTCGGGATTGATATCAGCAGTTATCAATATTCGGCGGACGGGAAAAGAAAGCCGGATTTCGACAAACTCAACGCGGCGGTGAGCTTTTGCGCTATCCGCGCCGGCATTTCGTGGGGGTACGTGGACAAGTGGTTTCGCTATTCTTGGGACAACGTGACCGTCCCGAAGATTGCCTATCACGTGCAATACCCTGGAGAAGACGCCAACCGGCAGATGGATCACCTCTTGAGGATCATCCCCGTGGGTGAGCACACGCGTTATTGCCTCGACCTGGAGCTGGCGCACGGGCAGACCAAAGCCAGAATCACGCAGTGCACGCTGACGATGTTGGAGCGACTCCGGCGCGAGACGGGGAGGTATCCGATTTTGTATTCCCGCGCGAGTTGGGTGAATCAATATTTGAGCGTGGAGGATCTGCCGCGGGTGGACTGGTGGCTGGCGAATTATCTGCGGGCGCGACCGGCGCCTTATTTTACGCCTGAGAAAGAGCCGCCGCCGATTCTGCCGAGAGGTGTTGACAGGTGGTTGATCCACCAGACCGGCGAGAAGGGAGACGGCAGCGCGGTGGGGGTGGTGAGCCATTATGTCGATACCAACCGCTGGAACGGAAGTGAGGCGGAACTGCGGGCTTATTTCGGGCTGGGCGAAGAAACACCTGAACCAGAACCTGAACCGCAAGAGCCTTTGTTTCAAGCACGCGTTTACAGCTGGGCAACGCCTTACGTGAACGTGAGAGCCGAACCTTCATTGAGCGCAGGCAAAGTCGGCTACAAATATCCGTTAGCGGTGACCGACGTTATGAGCACGGTGCCTGACTGGTACGAAGTGC